ATACCATCGTTGCAACGACAGGAGCGCCGGAAACTATCGTTGCGCCTGCCGTGAACGCGGCGATTGCCGAGGCCGATAAGGTTGTGAAGGTCGATACCGCTAAGTAGTACAATTAAGTCACAACACCCCTCACGCCTCTTAACAATGCGCACCAGAGGGGTTACTTATTGAGGAGATAAATGTCCACCGGCCTTGATGTTCTTAATGTGGCGCGAAGCCAGATTGGGTTTCACGCTGGGGCAGAAGAAGAAAATCCATACGGGATTTGGTACGGAATCCCTAACGCGCCATATTGCGCCATGGGAGTTTCGTGGTGTTTCGCGCAAGTCGGACTCTCTAATCTCATCGCTGCTCAAACCCCTAAAGGATTTGCCTATAACCCCGCAGCTCTCCCATGGTTTCAGCGCCAAGGACTTGTTGTAAATAAATACCAAGGACAGCCCGGCGATTTAGTTTTCTATGACTGGAACTCTGATGGCGTTGTGGATCATGTTGAGATATTAGAAGCGGCATCGCCTGACGGAATCACGACCATCGGATTTAATACAGGCAACCCTAACGACTCCATCCATGAAAGCGGATGCTTCCGAGTCCATCGGCCGTATCTCTTTATTGCGGCGATTGTCCGACCTCGGTATCCCGTGGCACTCAAACCCGCTTCTAAGGGCATGGCTAGCAAGAAGGCCACAGCGGTTGTTGGTGGCACAGGCACAGCTATCGCTGGCGCAACGGGGATGATTCATAACGGAATGACTTCAACGCCAACACCGACTAAAACGCCAACAGTCTTCATCGCTCCCCCATTTCCCGCAGACCCAACGGCGTTTAATCTCGGACAAAAAAGCGATGCAGTCGTGGCTGTAGAAAAGGCGCTATTAAAGGCTGGGCTTCTGCCGACTCAATATGTCACGGGGATAATGAACACCCAGACCCAGAGCGCGTTAATAAAATACGAGGCAAAACAGGGCATTAAAGTCACGGGCGCTCTGCCCCAGATTATCTATGACGAGCTAAAGGGGTCGTTGTGAAGCATATAAAGTTTCATATATTCGATGCCAAACAGCTCACGATAGCCCTCACGGGCGCGTTTAGCACATGGGCGGCTACAGGCTTTCAGCACGACCTCGCGCACCTTGGCTACATTCTTGTGGGCTTTATCACCGGCGGGTTAGTTTCGCATAATCCCAATGTCAGCCCCGACTCTCATATCCAGACTCCCTATCAGCCGAACATGGATGACGGAGGATCAACCCTCAAACCGATTGTCATTCCGCAAGACCCCTACAAGCCAGAAGGCACAGATGTAAAGCGGGTCATCCAGATAAACAGCGGAATTGTCAAATAATCCGCAGAGGCGTGTCTAAACGCTTCTGTGCAAGATTCTCGGTAGTCTTCTCCCTGAAAGGGAGGCGTACCTATGGCACTTGCCGATTCGATTGAAAAACATCTCGTTAAATCACAGAACAAATGCACCCTACAAATCATTATGGATATGTTGCCGGAGTCCGATAGAAAGGTCTTGCAGGATTCCATCCTTAAAGGCTTACCTACCAGCACTCTCGTAGCAGCACTTCGCTCTGAGGGTTATCAAATTGCAGAGGCCACTTTCACTAATCACAGAAATGGCAAATGCAAATGTCCGACCGAGTAAAGAAAATCCTAGATGAGCGCTTAGGCGAATACGGCGATCCCTATACCGAGTTCACCGCTATCGGTCGCGTCTGGGCGGGATTTCTCAAACTAGAAGATGACATCCCTGCCTACCAAGTAGCGCTTATGATGGATGCGTTAAAGTCCGTTCGACTATTCCACAACCCATTCCATGAGGACTCATGGTTCGACAAATTCGGCTACACCCAGCACGGTCAAACGATTGTAGGAATAGATGAGCTTAGAGGATAGATTAAATGCGCTTCCAGAAGGTATTGAGTCAGATGATGTCATTGAGCTTCGCAAGGCGCTCATGCGCGTGCAGAAACAACTGTTGCAGGCGAAGCAACGCACGGATGAATTGGTCGAGGTCACGCACCAAGCGGCGCACGACGCTGTTTTGGGAATGGGCCCAATCGAACCAGTTAAAGAACGAAAACTACCTGCGGGAAAGAAGAAATCGGAAGTGGCGCTCTGGCACATGACCGATTGGCAAGGCGCTAAAAGAACGACAACCTATAACTCGGAAGTAATGAGGACTCGCGTTCTCAGCTTCGCAGAGAAGGCCGTCACCATCACCGACATCATGCGCGCGGATCATCCCGTCAATGAGTGCGTGATTATGTTCGGCGGTGACATGGTCGAGGGACTTTTTAATTTCCCAAGCCAAGCGTTCGAGGTTGATGCCACGCTATTTGAGCAGTATGTCAATGTTTCTCGACTTTGCGTAGATGTTGTTCGATATGCGCTTGCCAATTATTCTAAGGTGACCGTTGTCCCCGAGTGGGGCAATCATGGTCGCATCGGCTCTAAGCGCGATAATGTCCCGCGCTCAGATAACTTTGACCGTATGTGCTACGAGTTAGCCCGACAGCTTCTCGCGGGAGAAAAGCGACTTACATGGCAAGAGTGTCCCGAGGACATTCAGCGCGTGGAGATTGGCAACTACAAGGCACTCCTTATTCACGGAGACGAGGTTGGCAGAAATGGATTTGCAAGTCCGGGAGCAATCGTTCAGCACGCAAATCGTTGGCGAAGCGGGGCGTATCCATGGGAGTTTAGAGATGTCTATATCGGCCACTACCACACGCACGCAGAATGGGCGATGGCAAACGGTCAGGGTAGTGTCTATCAAACAGGTTCTACGGAGTCAGACAACCGCTACGCCGGAGTCATGCTCGCAGCATCAGCAACCCCATCCCAGCGACTCCACTTCGTTGATCCAGTAAAGGGTCGCGTCACAGCGGCTTACAAGGTGTGGCTGGACTAATGACTACCATCGTTGCGATACAGAAAGATGACGGCGTATATTTTGGCGCTGACTCACTTGTGACTGCAACGCGCAAATACAGCCATCCACGAATGACCAAGATAACGCGGCGGGGCGCTTTCATCATTGCCGGAAGTGGTGAGAGCGCGGCCTGCGATATTGCTCAACATATTTGGACACCGCCTAATCTCACGGCGGCAGATAAAAAGGACATCTATCACTTCATCATTGCCAAAGTCGTGCCAAGCCTGAAAAACAGTTTTAAGGATCAGGACTACAAATGGCAGGAGACCGATGAGGAGACTAAGTTCGCGTTTCTTATTGCCGTTGCCGGTGAGGTCTTTGATATTGCCGACGACTTTGCCGTCAGCATGAGCAGCACCGGCTTCTACGCCGTAGGCTCTGGCTCATCCCTAGCCATTGGAGCGCTAGAAGCGGGGGCGAGTATAAGCAAAGCCCTAGAAATTGCAAGCATTCACGACCCATATACAGCCGCGCCCTTTTACTTCATGGAGCAGGCTAAGCCCTAATCTTCGTCCTCGTCTATCAGCTCAGGCTGGACGATATCTATGCCCTGATTTTTAGCGGCCATTAAGCCCGTCACAAATAAGCTGTTAGCCCTGTTGCATATATCGTCTATCTGGTCAGGGTATTTCAGCTCAGCCTCGACCACAACGGCAAGACTCCACAGGCTTATTTGGACTCGAATCATGCACCTATCCTAGCCCGCGGCGCGCCGATACGGGATGCTTGAATTACCGTAATCTATCGCGTACTGTCTGCCTCAACAGGATTCCAGAGAAGGAATCCCCTACAGGAAGGCGAATCATGGCAGGCAAGTTCAACCTAGAGGATTACGACACAGTCGAATCCCGCGTTAAGAAGTTCTGGGAGCAATATCCCAGCGGAAGAATCCACACACAAATACTGCACAATGACGATAACCGCTTCATTGTTCAGGCTTTCGTTTATACGGATCGTGAAGATGAACGCTGCGTGACCTCCGGCATGGCAGAGGAAATCGTTGGCTCATCTATGGTCACCAAGACATCGGCTCTGGAAGTATGCGAAACCTCAGCCATCGGTCGCGCTTTAGCTAACTTCACCTTCTCGGGCAATAAGCGCCCAAGCCGTGAGGAGATGGAAAAGGTCGAGCGCTATGGAAAGGTCAAAGCACCCTACGCGGTTCGCACCTTAACCCCAGAGCAGACCGAGCGCCTAGAAAAAATCCTCGACATGATTCAAGAAATTAACGAGGTGGATGCCCTGCGCAAGATTTGGCAGGATGAGAAAGATAATCTGGATTTTCCCGTGAGAGGGACAACGATTAAGGATGCCCTCAACAAGCGAGTAACGGAGCTGTCATGAGGACTACATCTCTGGAAGCCCGCGAGAAAATCGAGCCAGCACTTGGATCTATACGCCGAAAGGTGTACGAGTTCTTTATCAACCGAGGAATGCAGGGAGCTACTGACCAAGAGGCAGAGCGATACCTGCACATTGACGGCAACACTCTCCGACCTGTTCGTGGATGGCTCGTCAAAGAAGGATTTCTCGCAGATACCGGCGAAACCCGCAAGAACGATAAGGGTAACAACTGCATCGTTTGGCGCTATACAGAAAGCGGGATGATGCTATGAAGCTCTTTTGCAAAGGCCAGCATTGGGACATCGTGCAGGGCAAGTTGATTCTTGGCGCGAAAAATGACGAGGAGCTGAACGAGCTACTTCTGAAAATGACCGCAAAGTTAGAAGCGGAGATTCGTCTGGACATCTACGAGAAGATTTGCGCGATTAACTTCGGGACAAACCGAAAGCTCATCGTGAAGTCTGGAATCGAGAATGTTGCGTTGCAGGTTCAGGATATCTGCGCGCAGATTGCGCTAGGTGAGAAATGAGCGTAGTCACACCAGTACAGGTTGAGGCTCGACTGAAAGAGTTGAGCAAGCTGATTGACCAAGCGCATGACGATTTAGTCCACGCCGAGTCGCTCTATCATCAAAACAAAGCCAGCTACGAAATTGCGATGGCAAGTTCGCGTTTATCTCTGGCTAATAAATCGTCTCCGACTGGAAAGAATTACACAGTTGGCGAGCGAGAAGATATGGCTTTACTGGAAAACCGAGACCTGCATCGAATAGTTGCCGGTGACGAGGCAATCGTTAAAGCCAATCGCGCGAATGTGTCTCGGCTTCGTGTGCAGGTGGACATCGCACGATCCATCGGCACATCGGTCAGAACAGCGCTGGACTTGTGAGGATGCAATGAGAATAAGATTTAATTTTTTAGGGTTACGCGCTGAAGGTGAACTTAAAGTGTTCTTTGACCCCAATCGTTATCATTGCGATTGGTGTTGGCGAGGATTTGTGCGCAAAAACTCTTTCTGGAATCACAACTGCGAAGAAACAGAAATTTGATGGACATTTAATGGATATCCAGAAAATGCTCTCAGGCGCATTAACTGCGCACGATAATCAGAAAGACCGCTCTCTACAGGTTGAGATAGGGCCGTCACAAATCGGAGATTGCCGCCGGCGCGTGTACCACCAAATCATCGGCACACCGAAGCTGAATCAGACTGAATCACTAGCTGCAATCCTTGGCACTTTTATTCATGCCGGTGTTGCGGAGGCCATCA